TCATTTGGCCTCCACGTTAGGATTTACGTCAACGTTAGGTTTTACATCAACGTTAGAATTCACATCAAATAAACGGCGTTGTAGCTCGCACTGGAACAAAAACTCCAGCCCTTCCAGATGGCGACGGGCTTCAACCACGCTATTACCCCAACAGTACAAACCATGACCACGCACCAAAAATCCATACTGTAGCGGGCGGTTATCAGCATAAGCCGCCACCCGCTGCGCCAACACAGGAATATCCTGGTCGTTATCAAAAATGGGGATCACCACCGCGTCCAGATGGCTTCGCTGACCTGACAACGACTTTTGCATCTCATAGCCTTGCAACACTAACGCATTACTGCGCTCAACCCGTGACAGCACCGTGGCATTCACCGAGTGTGTGTGTAGCACCGCCTGGATTTCAGGATACAGACGATACAGCAAGGTATGCAGGCCGGTCTCTGCCGACGGCGTGCGGCCACTCGGCACATGGTTATTGGCGGTTTCTACCAGCAGGAAATCTTCTGCGGCCAGGCTGCCTTTATCTTTACCAGATTCAGTGATTAAACAGTGGGCCAAATCCAGCCTCAGGGACATATTACCGCCAGTCGCCGGGCACCAGCCCTTTTCGCCGATCCAGTGGCAGGCGGCTAACAGCGCGCCAAGTTGTCTATTTTCGGTCATTGCATATCCCTGTTGTGGTGTTTGTACTGCCAGTATTTGTGCTGTTTTAGCCGTTTAAACATCTAAGCGTCTTGATTGCCAAATCTTAACATCGTGTTATGGTGAAATGAAGGGGGATTTAACGAGTTATTCTGAGTTGATGTGAGTAAAACAAAGCCTTGCCGCAAGCGAACTCATTACACTTAGTGATACTGAGCTATCTTGCGGCAATTTTTTGCCCCATCGATGCCCCATTCAAAAATAGGCATCCCTGCCTCCCACCCGCTCAGGTTACTGTATTACTACATTGTCAAGATTATTCCCAGCCTGATAAAATACTCCACCCGGTAAAATTGTAGTAACAGTAGATGACAATATATGTGAGCAAACAATTTTAACATTTGTTCCGTAGGCCAGTAATGTTATAGCCCCACCGCCCAGCGTTAGCGAACCACCAAACATTGAGAACTGACCGTTTGTTGATAGGCCGATTATCACAGATTGATAATCTGCAACATAATCTACCCCGCGCAGAAAAAGGCGCAATCCAATTTGCTCTCCAATATTTTTTTTGATGATATTCCCGCCATTTATATTGACAGTTGAAGATACGCCAACCCCGCCAGAACCACTGAATGTTAATTCTGAATTTTGTTCAAAATAAACATTATCAATAGTTGCAGATAGCAATGTATTACTATAACCGTAGATCATTACGCAAGAATTGATACTTGTTAAATTACAAAATGAACATCTTGCAACACCAACTCCCTCTGCGTGAAGTGTTCTCATGAAGTTTACAAGCCTTACATTACTAAGTTGTAATGTACAGCTTGGTCTCAATAGTGAGTCGCTAAGATCTTCAAGTGTTATACCGCATCTTGATATATTAGCCACACCATTAATCTTTCCTACAACATCAAGCGTACCAATAGTTAATTGCGCATTATTTTTGAAATTACCGATATAAACAGCATCACCAAAAGATTCATACTGATCTGTAGCGCCAGATCTACCGCCAACATTAACACCAGATAGATACTCAATATTCATATAGCTAACATATCTGATTCTAGCTGCCATACCCCAACAGTTATTTATAACTATTTTATTTGTAGATGTAAATTTATCAGCTTTAATATCAAGTGCATACAAAACTGGAACATTCGTTGGATCTGGAGCGTACCATTGATCTGGCATTGAAATACCATCAATTGTTAGCAGCCCGGAAAACACAATTTCAGTTTTAGTTTGCGGGTCATCAGTCCCAATAATTAAGCAACTTGTATTTCCGCTCGTCTGTTTTGTTTTAAATTTAGCATCACGCCAGTCTATATTTATAAGAACCCCGTCTGGCACGTATGCTGTAATCTTATCTACATTTATAACATCAGACACATCAAAAATTAGTTTTCTTTTTGTTGATGCAATTACTGCCTCTGATATTCTATCTTCAACAGAAGTTACAGAATCTTTAATTCCGAACATTGACGCATAAAATTCACGTGATACGTTTTTCCATGTAACACCATTGCCTTCTATATATTCTCCATAATTCTCTATCGACGAATTTTTTGTGATAGCAATATATATTGACCCACCTTTATTTTCACCATAATAATATGAAAGGGTTTCAGCAAAATAGCCTACATTTGCTTTTTTTATTGCAGATAGATCCGCAACTGATTCTACTCTCAGTGAGTTCTTATAGATAAGCTTGTTTAACTCATCACCGACTGTACCTGCCTGATATTGGATATTTTCGTCAAACCCTACAAGCCCTGATCCGGTTGATGTATTTAGTTCTTGTCGGAGCTGATCGGGGTCGTACTTGAGGATATTAGGGAAGTAGAACTGCTGAACATTTAGTGCATCGTATACAGCCATACTATGGTCCTGCACTGTCACAAACTTGGCGATGTTACCATTATAGACAGGGTAGCCACCGGCATTGATCAGGATCGGCTGAGCCATTGGAACCAGGCTGCCATCCTCATTTTCCAGATAAACCTGAATCTGATTTGACGGGATTGTCGGGTCAGTGTCGATTTTACCGATATAAATTCGCCCACCAAATACCGCGCCAAATTTACGCGGCATCGTGAACAGCTGGGAAGGCATTGAGACGACAACATTAGGTATGATGTCCGGCATTTATTTTTCTCCTGGCGTGCGGAATCCCCACAGAGCGAATCTGCGGTAGAGTTATGGTTATCAAATGGTGCTACGGTGGTCTTATTGTGGATATGAACAGTAGGTAATATGATGCCAGTCCACCCACGGTGAGGCTGTTAACATGGCAAGAGATGATCCGCAGTTCAATTTGAGGTTGCCTAACGAACTAAAAGAAAAGGTAAAGCAACGGGCCAAAATGAATGGCCGCTCACTTAATTCTGAAATAGTCCAGATCGTTCAGGATGCAGTAAGCCAGCCATCAAAAGTATTAGGCTATCGTGACGAGGCCGACAAATTGGCCCATGAACACGCAGCCGAATTCACACAGATAGTGGTGAAAACACTAGGCAGGTTGTATGCTGATAAAAAATAATTTCAATGAGGTTGGGATGGGTAGCCACAAAGAAAAGTTTATGTCCGACACTATGGTTGAAATCCTTATTGGATTTGCAGCCTTAGTTGGGCTATATGCTTGGAAATATGACGCCTTGTCTGCTGGCTGGCGCTTTCTCGGCATGGTGTCTATATCACTGATTGTGGGTGTTGCTGTGCAGTTATCTATGATGGCTATCAACAAGTGGAGAGAGGAAAGGTTAGAAAAAAAACGCTCCATCGATATGTGCCGCACCCTAAGTGTGCCGGAAGATTCCACTGATCTAGAAGATGTCGCAAAATGCTGGAGATACTTAATTGCAAGATATTCTCCTGATTTACTTTCTAATAGGCTATCTGATGCTATAGGACTGCTCATAGTTGTCGTAAGCACAACTATTAGCGCAGGAATTACCATATGGTATTTTGGCATGATCGCCTACTTTTCTTGGTACGGGTACTATGGAGAACCGGAGTTATTATGGTTGCCGTTGTTTTTTCACATAGCGTTATCAGTATGCGTTTCGATAATATGTGCCACGTGTGGGCTTATTTTCAATAGATACCCTAGCGAAGCGCGAGGCTTCAATAAAAAATACGATCAGATAAGAAAAGCAGATGCATTATTATCAAGCAAAGAGTTTCGAGATTCCTTGAGTGAGTGAGCCATCCCTGGCTTGTAATCACTGTTGCTGTTGCAAAACTTGATTAGCTAACAGCGGCCTAACAGCAACAGCGGCTTGGTTTAGCACCCTTTCATATCCCGGCGTCCCAGCCTTAGTATTGGCCAATTTAAGTAGCGCATTCCTTACAGGTCTTGATTCATACGCTCTCATCACCAAGCCAAACCCAGCCTCTCCAGCTATTGATGTTCCAGATGTTCCGATAGCAGACCCGAGCCTTATGTTATTGGCAAGAGATTGGCCTGTCTGGGTTACTACATTTGCTGAATCCGCTCTAGCAGTTCGCTGCAAAACTTCATGCAACGCATCTAGCTCCTTAATATGCTGACCGCTAAAAATGGTGCTATAGATTTCACCTCCAGATTGTCTTTTAAGCTTACTGACCTCTGTGAGGAACTTAGCCGGTGAGCCACCTGTTTTTTCCGATATTTTACTGATATAGGCAGCGCGCATTGCGTTTTTTCCATGCTCATCAAGAGCTGGCCAGATGCGCTTTATATCTGAAGCATTCCGACTATATACAATGCTATTTATTAGCTCGGGGGTTGCCTGACTTGTAGCATTATTAAGCTTGCTGGAAATCTTTTTATTCAAAACTTTGTTATAGACGTTAGAGTAATTTGAGTTTGCCTTCACGTATTGAGCTGCGTCCTGTGGCCCGAGCGTTTTCCCAACAGCACTCCTTAGGTCCTTTGACATGGCATTTTCTATCATATTAGTGGTAGCTTTTGCCTGGTTTGGGAATATCATTGAATCGCCTTGCACGTTCGTCCTGAATGCAGAACGCTGGTCCTTCAAAACACTAAAGTCAATATTCCCACTAGTAAGGTCATCCTTAAGATTTCTCATCACCGATAACATTCGCTGATCGGCAGACTTCCCTAACCTATCAAGCCTGGCTATCCCTGTATCAATGGCATTAATAGTATTTGTTGGTACCACCTGAGAATTGCCCATTCTTGACGTAATATCATTATAAATAACTCCCGCCGCATCCTTTCGCCCCCTCAAAGTTGATGTTAACGATTTAACAATATCATCTGGGTTATACTCCCCGAACTTATCAAGATAGTCAGATACCGCTTTACTGCGCGCACCCTGCTGCGATTCCCTTTTCGCACCAGTACCTAGCAATGCCCCTTCACTTCCCTGCTGAATCCCCCTTGTTAATGCGTTTCCGGGCTTGATCATGTCTGAAGTCATGGGAGTAACGCCCATTCCCTCGGCCGTATCAATGATCCTCTTTGCCTCTGGTGCTATATTCCCCTTGAATGCGGTTACACCACGTCCGATTAATTTTGCTGCTCCTGACAGAGCGCCCTGAGCACCTAGGTTTATCGCTGCATTCTTTAGCGCATTCTCCGCGAAATCCCCCTGCTGATTGCTGGCTTCTGCTAGTGATCCTGCGACCATGTTCCCAGCCACACCCAACCCCGGCACTAAATATCCGCCTATGGCTTCCCCAGCTTGAGCATATTTGTCTGTTGGCCTATCAACCGGCCTGTATATTGGACCCAGCACGTCACCGGCGCCTGCGGCACGGCTACCTGCGTTAATGAGACTTGCGCCACCTTGGAGGATGTCAAACGGGATATTCACCAAGCCCCGTGCTGCCTGCTCTACACTGTCCAGAATAGTCGGTTCTTTCGGTTGCTGAATGGGCGCGTCAGATTGCTGAGGTTGCTCGTGTGTGGGCGCTGCGGGCGGGTATGCGGTAAAGAACTGTTGGCGAGCAGCTTCGGCCTGGTCACCTGCTTGAGGGGCGACAACCTCATTAAAATACTGCTCTTGCGCTGCTGCTTGCTGGTCTGGAGGTAATTGCTGGTACTCAGGTTTTGATATTACATCTTTCCATGCGATAGCCATTAACCACCCCACAAGTTAGAGAACCCGCCCCCCGCTGCTGGTTGCTGGGCTGCCGGCTGTTGCTGATTGCTATAATTAACCTTATTGACGCTGTTATGCTCATCGGTATATTTCTTGACATTTTCCATGGACTTAATCAAAGAGTTTCTACTTGAATAGTCAATCTGCGGCATAGATTGGAAATACATCTTAGCTTCAGCAACTGTGTTGATACCACTGGCCCCCATTGACCGAGCAGCAGCCACCCCTTGATTCTGCATGTTCCCTTGAATTCGATTAGCCGCGTTATAGATCTCCCTTGTTTTTGGATCGGAAATTCTGCTGCCAATGTCAGCGGTGATTGCCGGTCGCCCAGTGCTACCAGTGATTCCGGTAATTGGCCCTGTTTCTCTCGGATTGGATTTAAGGATGAGGTCAATGTCACTATTCATCTGACCTTGAGTTGCTGATCCGGATGAATCAATAGAGGTAGATAGAGAACTCACAGGGACAGTGATTACCTTTCCGTCTGCGTCATATCCCTTATAGAACTTAGTGCTGCCAGCGCCAAGCGGGGTTGGATCTATCATGACTGTTTCACCGCTTGATAGTTGTGCTGACTGTAAATCTGAACTTTTACCGCCCTTTGTCAGCTTCAGAAACTCTTTCCGTTCATCAAGTGGAAGATTCTTCACATATTCATATTCACGTACAGATGAAGGAACCGTACCGCCAGCGCTACGCTGTGAGTTCTGCGCACTAATATCCTGCCCACGTAAGGTGATGTTTTGCCCACGCGCCTGCAATCCCTCCCCTGCCTGATTACTGCGCACCGTCTCGCTCAGCTTATCCCGGTCAATATGGCGTCCGGCAGCCTTATCTTGAAGGTCGAAATACTTTTCAGGGCCGATAGCTGACATACCGAGGTGATCAGCGAATTCACCGAACCCTTGTGGGTTTTGTTGGTACATTGTTGCCACGTCAGCCGGATTAACTCCCACGCGAGCCAAGTCACTCGCACTGGACTTCAACCATTCACTCATGGCTTCAGGGCTTTGTGCGGCTAATCTGGCAGTGGATGCGAGATTACCAATGGTATTACGCTGGTCTTCGTCAATGAACCCCATGCCATTGCGTACAGCTTCAAATTGATCTGGGTATTGAGTTGCCAGCTGCCGCATTGCATTTCTATCACCAGAAGAATATGCGCCCGCATAGGCCTGCTGGAATTCTTTCTGGCGCTGCTGCTGTTGGTCTTGTTGGTGCTGCTGCTTTAAACCAGCTAGACCCTGCAAAGACTGGAGTCCAATATTGTTACCCCCAGAGCGAGTAAATTCGTTATTATCGCGAATCAAAGAAAGTGCGGCGTTAACGTCACTGCCTTGGGGAGCATTAGAGTTATTCGTACCGATACCAGCAAGCAATCCGCCAGAATTACCCTGTTCCCATGTAGCCATTAGAATAATCCTCCAAGAAGGCCCAAACCGCCGCCGATTGCCGCCCCCCATGGGCCGCCGATTGCCATACCCGCAGACGCGCCGCCGAGAGCGCCAGTTAAACCCGTCTGCATGCTGGACGGTCTATTAGCATTTGCAGCTGATAGCGATGCCTGCTGCTGGTAAATGGAACCCATGTTATTAGCGTAGGATTGACCAGCGTTCGCCTGACCCTGCAATGCACCAAGTCCGATATTTGCAAGGTTCTGCGCATTATTCATCTGCCCACCAAGCCAGCTCTGCCCCAGCTGCGGGGCAATAGTCGCCAACCCATTACTTGTTGCCGTTGACCCAAGTCCGCCAGTTGCTTCTGCGCCAGCTAATTGCTGATAACGCGCTTGATCTGCCAGCCCTTTGTATTGATCTGAACCGTAATAACCTTGCAGTGCAGAATTCTGACCTTCAAGCGTCGATAGCCCCTGAAGCTGACTGATATATTGCTCAGCTAGCGGGGTGAATGGTGATAGCCCCTGCATGACCGTTTGCCACTGCTCTCTCTGCAAATCAGTCTGTTTATTTATAGCGTCAGCCTGTGCGCCAGCACCATTATCGCCACCCTTGCAGTAAACAGCACGGTCGCGAACTTTGTTCATTAACTGGAAAATTAACATAGAAGAAAATCCTCATATTGTGTTCGCTTAAGCTGGTATAGAGTCACGCCAACCGGCTTGCCGTTACTGATATATGCATCGTCCATATGACCGATACGCTCAGCCCCAAGCAGCCTAATAAGCGCTCGGCCGTATTTCGTTGTATCGGGGACCATCGTTATAGAATTTGTGAAGGGGGAGTTCTCAAGAAGCCATCGGCAAAACAGCTTGTGTCCATCGAGCGCATACTTGCCACGGAAGCCGGGATCATAAATGGCGTGACACTCAACAACGGAATGCCAAAAGGTTCTCACCTCATGTACTCCAACTAGCAGCGCTCCCTCATAGATTCCGAGGTATAACGCATCAGGTTTTATGAAGTACTCAACCCCTACATCAACAATTTTTCCGGTTATTGGGGGGTTATTTAGGAATGCACGAAGCCTACCCGGATCAGGGATTATGCGTAACTCCATATGGGGACCTCTGAATTAGTTGATTAGGCCGTGAGTGCGTAAAGCATCTTCAAGAGCCTTTATACGCTGGCGAGCCGCGACCAGATTGGTGCTTAACGCTTGCACTTCTGCCTGCGCATATGCGGCGCTGATTGTTTGAGATAAGTCGGCATTGAATGCACCTTTAAGCGCGGCGCCAGTTGATGTCGTCCATCCCGATTGTTGTGCACCAATGACTTGCAGCCCGGCGACTTTGTAAGCGACACTGACGTTTATTGAGCCGCCAACCTGTAGCTTGTCAGTTGTTTGCTCGGGGACATCGCCAATAATGAACGAGCCACCGATGGATTGAACAATCTGATCATCCGTTGATGATTTTGAAACTGAATCTTCCGCTAAGTCGGCAAGATCTGACTCCAGCGCAATCACAGCATCCTGTAAGTAATCAACATCACTTTCGAGTGTAGTGATCCGGTCTTCGTGCTCGACCAGCGTCACTTCGGCCTGACTGATGCGGATCTCATGGTCAATTAAGACGATATCTTGCTCATCATTTCTGACCTGTGCGTCATATGCCCCTTGCCCTGCATCGTTGGCCTTGCCTGCCACGTTGCCGAAGTCCGCGCCGTTTTGAATCACATATAGCTGATATGGCAGGCTAAAAATAGATGGAAGTAATGTTGCATCAATGCGAGTTGCCGACACAGTTACAGGCACGTTTAAACTTGGGTCAGCCATTACTCAACCCTCACGCTGCAGTCGCTCAATGTCACCGGCGAACTGGTGATAATGCGAACTTTAAAGCCAATATTCTTCCGAATACGCCCAATGCGACGCCATAGAACGCGCTTGTCATACTTAAACGGTGCGTTAGCAGATATCATCTGTTCACGTCCATAGTTAGAACCATCGGCGGTGGCAGAGATAAATAGCCGTTCTGCAAATTGAGATACTCCAGTCGCGGCCTCTAACTCGAAGTCGAATACCCTGGCGTTATCAGCTTTAAACATTGGGGTATAGAGCAGATGTTCCGACTGTTTCCCGTACTGGCTGGAAATGTCGAATTTAAGCGACCCGGTCACCGATTCTGTTTTATCGCCAACTGTTATCTGGTTCCCCTCAAATATGAAGTCAATCCCACGGTAGACGGCATCAGCTAAGCCGGTTTTCAGAATGCACCACTGTGGCCCGTTCTGGCTCGCCGATGCGTCATAGCACAAGACATGGCGCGGCAAGTGAACAATCAATAACTCATGGGCATCAAAGCGCAGAGACTCCATCATGCCAGTTGATAGCTCTTCTGCGGTGTATTCCCGAAGTATTTTTTCTATCGACGCTGACGCTATTGGCGCTGCCTGCCCAGAACTAACCAAGTATATTGACGGCGCGCCAGTTGCTTGATGACTAATGAAAGCAAATGAATCGCCAAAGATAGTTTTGCAGTAAGTGCCAGCAATCCCCTTTTGCACCATAAGAGAAGGCTGTGACACATAAATTGCTGATGATGAATCAGTCGCGCCAGTCAGGGAGAAATACTCGATAGTTGCAGTCCCGAACATGACAACGAAGTCACGCCACACAGCACAGCCTTGAATGCCATCAGGCTGAGACTCGGCAGAGTAAAAAGGACGGAATCGGTCAGGGTGAGACTCATCCTCTAAGTCGGTAACGCCAAACGTTCCGCTACCATCCTTGACCCATATGTACCGGCCCCGCAATCGACAGATATCCCGCACATACCCAACGTCGTATTGTGCAAACCCTGAACCCGGCCAGTTACTCAGCGTTTTGACTGTTCCGTCATAACGATAGAGCGTCATTTCTCCATTTGCGGCCACTGCCTGACTAGTAGCGCTGAATGCCATGCTTACGCGGACAGAGCCAGTAACATCACCGACTGATGAATCTCCGCGATAAATGTTACCGCCCAGAACGCGATATGCGGAATTCTGATGAGCGTTAAACAGAGCCCCACGCGATACACCAGCAACGTCCGAACGCTTGTCTATGCCCGGCAATGAGCGCATATAACCGGCAGCATTCAATACCTCTTTCGGTGTCGCCAGCATATTAACCGGCAGCAGATCAACATAGTCGGCGTTACGGAAGTCTTTGCCCAGCCCTTTAGCCAGAGGGAGTTGTGTCGTCGGCATTATCTTCTTCCTTGTTATGGAAAAAATGGACGCCTATCCAGTTTGGATAACGGTTGCCAGAGCCAATAGGAACGCGGTTTCGATAGCGTAGTTTTGGTGTGCGTTGCTTGAACATCGATTTGACTAATGTTTCCTTGCCAAAGCGTGCCTTTGTTACAAGAGATGGCGATCCTTCAATCGCGTAGTCAGGAAGAATACGAAGAGCAAGATTTAGGATTACTGCGTTCAGTGCATAGGCAGGCAAGCCATGAGGATCTTCCGGTGCGACTTCCACTCCATCCTCACTGAATATATAACCGACATCGATACCCAAATCAGGTGTGATTAACCACTCTGCCATCATCATTTCAAGGTCAAGCAGGCCGTCAGCTACTGATTGAGGCTCGACATCAGTTAGCGTTGCATCAGAGGCTATAGTCCCTTTTCGCAACGCGTTATTTACCAGATCACCTTTAGTCGTTAGGTTCATCAGTTGCCGCCTTTTTGCGGGTTTTCTTCGGGGCCTCAGGCTCAGGCTCAGGCTCAGGCTCAGGCTCAGCAGATGATTTCAACAAGTCATCAGGATGTGCAAACCAGCCAGCATCAAGATATTCATCGAGTTCATCCGGGCGGATAATTTCAAAATCGTAACCAACGCCCTTCCACTTCTTCATGTCGCCGTGGCGATATACCATCTGTGTCATGTTCTGCTCCAAATAAGAAAGGGGCCGAAGCCCCTACTTGTTATGCCTGATTAGCCAAGCCAACGCCGATTGCTTCAGGTCGTACAGCACATGCTGCATACCACAGAGCAATACGGCACTTACCGGTTAACGTGCTGATGTCGCCCTGATAGGCAACCACCCCATTCAAACCAACGCCCGGAACACTGAAGCTCTGGGTTTTCATGCCAGAGAAGAGCTCATGGTTTATTGGGATCGGCTGAGACACCAGACGGATAGAGTCATCAGCCCAGAACACGTTGGTTGCAGTGGTGGTGGTGTTAAGAATATTCACCGCCATTGTGTTAGCCAGCGTGGTATTCACGTTTGCGTATGCTTTCTGCTCTGGAGTCAGAGTTACATCACTCAATGCGATCGGCTTAGGTGAAATGGTCACGTTCGCACCATTCACAGCTACAACAGTAAACGTTGCATCGTGAGTCAGTACGTTTTTAGCCATCTGCGCCAAGAACTTAACGCCAGTGAATGAAATCTTATCGCCACGTTTCAGACCAGTACCCGCACTCAGGACAACAACGGCGGTACGGTTATCCACGTTCTCGCGGTTACCGTCTGCGTCTTCTGTCCATGCTAATGGCTTGAATGACTGAGCGCCCGCTACTGTTAGTCCGGTAGCGGTGGAAGCTGTCAGGGTTGGTAGTTTTGGTGAGCGAAGAACATCATTGAATCCAGCGACCTGCTTCTGAATGGTGCCTGATTTATAGGCTTCTTCAGGAATGCGGCCAAAGAAGTCCTTGCTAGCCAGATCGTGACCAGCGCCTTTGTAGTCTTTCGCGTTGAAGAAATAGCTCAGGCCAGCGCTGCGGTTCAGCTCTCGAGAGAACACCAACTCTTCGGCATCCGCCACAAAGTCCCAGCCAGTAGTGCCAGTGCCGATTGCATCAGCGCTGGTAACAACCAAAGAACCCATATCAACGGCTTGCTGCCCAATAGCCGTCTCTACGTTGTTTGCCAGCTTCTTACCTGATGCCTGAACACGACGCCGTAATGAGCGCTCATCACGCAGATCATCAACACGAAGAGTGAAGAAGTCATTATCCGGCACACCAAGGTTACATTTAACAGACAGTTCCAAAATGCCGGTAGCTTGCCCCGTCAAATCCCAACCTTTCTGAGTTGGTGCTTCTTGCTCCAATGGCATCCACACAGTGTTCTGAGAGCGCTGCATGTCACTGCCGGGTGGTTGATATTTCTCAACGCGCTGCGCCATTGGCGTGAGGTTCTCAATGGTTTCGATAATTTCATCGACCATGTATGTGATTACTTGACCTTCATTAAGAGCCATTATTTGATTCCTTTAAGCTGTGATTTTAGCTTGCGGTAAAGTTCCGTGTTGCCTGCTGATGCGGCTTTGTCGATTTGCTTTTGCAATGCATCGACATTGGCCGTCGTGACTGAACCGGTAATTCCGGTGTCTGCCTCTGGGGCTTCGGAGCGTTGTTTACCACGTGGTTTGAGAGTTAAACGTTCTGATAGCCGAGTGAGTTCAATCAGTGCTTGCTGCCCGTTCATTGCCAAGAGTTGACGTGCTTTCTCTGGATTTGCCCCCAAGTGGTAGGCAATGGCGGCGGATTTTTCAGGGAACAGCATCATGATGTCGGCTGCCACTTGAGGCGGGACCAAGCTCATGAACGCGTCTTCTTTATCCTGATAATCAGGAAGGTTGAGTTTCTCCGCTGTGTCGTAGTGCTTACGGGCTGCCTCGGCGTATTGCGCTGACTGCTGGGTGTACTCCTGAATCTTGCGGCCCTGCTCAACCACGCCATTACTGCGTGCGTCCATCGCCTTGAGCTGCCAATCACTATTGGCGGCGCTGAATGCTGCGAGTGCGCGAGTCTGGTCATAGTCGTACTTCGCTAGTGCTTCATCTGACAGGAAGTCATTAGCGTCTGGCTGTTTTGGTAGATCAGGAGTCACCCGAAGGTTCTCCGGCACTTCCCCACGCTTAACGGCCTCCATCTGTTGCTCAAGATCGCGTTGACGCTTGCGCTCCAGACGTTTGGCTGCAAATTGTGCGTTGGTTGCCGGGTCTTGTTTTGGTTTCTCATCGTCTTTCAGGACAATCTCAAAGCCATCATCATGCCCTTCGTTGTCGCTGGCATTATCGACAACTAAGCCATCTTCGGGTGCCGCCGCCTGAGTGCCGGGCAGGAGTTGCTCTTCAGTAGCCTGAATTTCGGTGGTTGTTTCCATGTTTAGCTCTCTCTTATTGAGGAATCTCGGCTGCTCTGCCGGAAGGATTGTTGCTTTGCTGCATGAGCTTGGTTGCGTCCATGCGGCGGGAGTGTGTTTGGTTTGCTCCTTTGAGAAGCAACTCAACATCAGCACGTGCGTTATCACCCTGCTGCTGTTGGAATTGACCTAATACTTTCAGCATTTCTCTAACTTCTTTCTGCTTATCGAGATCTACTGATGCGAGTATCTCGGCTATCTTGGCATTGGATAGTTGGATATCTGCTTGCGCTTTCATTGCATCAACTTGAATGCGTTGCTCGTCATTCATCGCTTTCTGCAAGTCTGCCTGACCCGTTAACAGTGCGCCCTGTGCGAGCTTGTCTTCTGGGCTTGGTTCTTTCGGCTGCTGCTGAGCTTCTGCAACCATCTGCTCTTCTTCAGGGGTTTCAGGTTTCTTCAGCCCCATCATCACAAGCTGTTTGTTGGCGTACTCGCGCATCATCTCGACACCCTTACCGTCAAGCAGGGTGAAGTACTGAAGCAGCAACATTTGATATTCTGGGGTGCCGGGCTGAACCTTGCCCATCAGGTCAAGAATCTCCGCCCTGTTCTGGCTCTTCATGCTTTGGAATGAAGGGCCAGTGTCGGTATAGGTTTCGTAGCGTCCGCGAACATCGTTCAGCGTCACCACTTGCCCGGTTTGATAATCGACAACCTGATTAAGAACTTCGACATCTTTCTCGCTGCCGTCTGGCATAGTCATCATCACCTGACGTGGAACGTCATAGATGTCGTTGACCATTGAGGCGTAAATCTCGCCATCTCTGCGCATAGCTGTAGACAGGTTGTCGAGGAAGACGTAAGTCTCCATGTCTGAGCGAGCATTGAGTTGATTAATGGTGTCGAATGCCACCTGACTACCGGCCGCCTCGGTACCCACGCCAAGACTTGCCACTTCCTTCACTGCTGCGGTTGCCGCCTCAAGCATGTAGGCGTTGGCCTGCGGTACTTCTGGGTTATCGATATAGCCAATAGGTTGTGCTGGTAAATCACCGCTGCTCTCATCAGTACGGTTCATGAGGTAATACGGATACTCATCTTCTGAGTTGTACATGTGCTCGTAGCCAGCGATTTGCTCAGCCCAGAAGATAGGTTTCTTGCGTGGGGATCGGGCAACTATGTCGGCGTTGAAGCTCATGATCATGTTGCGTAAACGCTGACCATCTTTAGCAAGGCGTACAACACCCTCATAAACTTCTTTATCGCCAACGAATGACCATTCACCGAACACTGGTACAACAGGAAGATGCTGCCCAGCAATATCAATCGGGCCTTTCAGCATTGCTGAGCTGGTCACCAGATATTTGTACACGCGGCGGCGTGTCATTTTCTTCTCGCCAACCTTGACGTAACCCGACTCTGCCAGATCATCAATGACGTTTTTAATGTCACGTTTGTAATAGCTGACCATCTGCCCGGTAATTGGCTGCTCGTAGATAAATACCCGCTCTTTCTCTTCTTTTACTTCATAGTGCTCACCGACATAAACGACATCTTTGTTTGTCCAAGTGAACACCCAATCAGTATCGGGGTTTTGAAAATCAGGGTAGTTCTCCGGATCAATCCCCTCCTCTTCAGCGAATGCCTCCCACCCTTCAACGCTCATTGCATTAATCAGTGTGACGTGCCGAGCGTCTGATTTGTCCATCATCTTACTATTGCAGTCCCAAATCACATGAGTGCAAGCCTCATGAATCGGCACGCGCCGGATAACTTGGTTATTGCTGGTTGGGTCTTGGTCTTCGTAGTCAGTAACAAGTCGCCATGCCGCAACTCCACACTCAAGCTGCTCGCGCACCGCTACATTGACGGCAATTTTTGCTGAGTTGTGACGCATGTCAGTGCGATACATACCCATGAGGATGTCAGCAGCATCAGGTGAGACTCCATCCTTTGGCTTATACATCACTTCAATTGGGTTCTGGCGCATCTCTGCAACCAGCTTGCGAACCACAGGGCGTACAATGTCGAACTGTCCGCGATATTGCAGGGTTGTGTAATTAGATAACCAGTCATCCCATTGAGATACCCTACTGAAAAACAGGTCGTTAGCCGCTTCAGTCCGCGCCTCATCGCTTGCCGTCCAATCCCGATCAAATGAGGTCAGGATCGCCAGCAATTTATTATCATCGGCCATCATCTGCCTCTTCGTTGGATTGGTTTAATCGGTGCTGGAAGTTTTTTCTCTTTGGGCTTTTTGATGTCTCGCATCATCTTGGCGAAGCGGCGCATCATGTATCCGTAACGAACGGCAGAAAGAATGTCGTCATTCAGCTTAACTATCTTCCCGTTGTCGTCTCGGTGATAAAGTCGGAACTCTTCGAAGAATGGCTCACATGTATTGAACACTTTGAATCTCCCTTCGAGCATCATGTCCCTTATTTCAACTATGCCTGGCTCAACAGCATTGCCACCATCAGTCCATGTTGCATGGTCTTTCAGCATCATGAAGCCAGCATCGGCATACTGTTCTTTTAACTGTTCGCCGCCGCCCTTCTCATGTTGATTGCCGTCATGAGGCCATGCTGTGGGGATCTTCTGGTTCCATGCTTTAACTGCGCTCCATGCTTCAGTTGCTGTCTTCTCTTTCTGCTTCCAAGTTCTGGAAACGTAAATGACGTCCTCGTCTTTATCCCACCACAATTGAATTTGTGCTTGCGGGTGATCCCATCCAAAGTCACAAGCGTTAATAACGTAGAAGTGGTCGGGGCATTCGAACGGCTGGCACTTGAGCGTTTCTTCAGGTATCTGGAATATTCGCCCGCTACCCATTGTGGGGATACCTTTCGCTCGAGCTTCGCGCTCATGCTCTGGGTAGGAAGCTATGATTTGTTCTTTTTGCTCTGGCGTGTAGTGGTCAGCGTCATAGATGGTCATATTGACCACCTTTTGAGCCTTGCTCGGATTCTTGATGAACTTCGCGACCACCTGCGACATCCCCATTAGCGGGGTAAATGTCAGCATTGAATACTGTCCGTATTTATTTGTACGGGTCAGTCCTTCGCTATAGATGGGGTAAGGCGGCTCTTCATCGAACCACACGCCATGTATGGTGTCACCCTGCCATCTTGCCCGCCCTTGCGAGTAAGGTTTGAAGTAGCAGATAGACATGCCATCTTCTGCACCCTCGGCGGTGTGGTGCCTGACAAGTAGGTGATCAACCAAGTTCGGGAAGAATGGTGACTTCTTCCAACTAATAATGTCCTCTTTCGGAATCGAACCGTAGCCGGGTTCATCGTTCTCTTCGATACGGCCACAAAGAATACGCTGAGTCGTTTTGGTTACGGTTTCGTTTGTCTCACCACCAACCCAGAACACCACCGGTTCATAGAATTTCTTGCCGCCCCAGTCACCCTGCCATGCGCCATCATCGGGATAACCTTTGGTGCCCGGGTAACGCCCGGTAAGATGGAAAGCCACCTCCGCGCCGCCAGTGTAAGACTTGCCCAACTGGTTACCGGCCATGAAACAGCGCTCTGGGTAATCAGCGCCAGCCTCAATAAATTCTCGCTGCTTTTTGTAGGGGGTGAATTCGAATAACTGGTGAGTCCTGCGATACTCATACTCATCTTCCAGCAAAGCGAGAAGCTCTAACTCTTCTTCAATGGATAGATCATCAGGAATTATTGTTTCCACGTAATAGCTCCTGAATTCGGGAGCGGCGCTTGTCGCGATCCCCCTTATCAGGTGTCACGTCTTCAACTTGCGACTGCTCTTTAAGCCCAAGGTCGCGGGCGATAATGTTTGCGTTCAATAGATCAGCGGCTGCGCCAGAAAACTTCTGGTCGTAGATGATCTCCTCTGCTCGTGTGGTGATGTCCGAAAAACCTTCCATCGCCTTAAACGTGTGCCATGTTGAGCGAGCGATATCGAGAAAGATGCATAGCCCGACAATGGTCATTGCTCGCATCTTCGGCAACGCCTCTTGGGTCACCTTGCCCTGAAATGCAAATGCCTTGGTTTCGTATAACGGGTTATCTACCACCCAATTAAAATACTCGCAGCAGGCAGTCCATAGTTCCTCAGGCGAACCAAATATCGGGTTACGCCCGTGACTACTTCGCGCCTCCCAAAACCGGTTTCCCTTTGGAGCTGCCATAGTGGCTATTCCTGTTTAGTAATGAATGGCAGGAAGTGGCTAACCATCCTATCCAGTAGATAACAGTACGTTTCATTTGCGGCGTTGGTGTCGATGGTCACGCCAACATCGCGGCATGTGTAGAACGTTACGTGGGCGCACTCATGAACCAGCGTTGATAATTCGCCATCGAAAATACCGATCAAGTAAATAGTCTCGCCAGATTCAGTGTTTGAGTAAGTCTGTGCGGCCCCAGACAGCGTAGCTATCTCCCCGGCATCAACATCTAAGTGCTTGCATGCCAGCTCCCATTCTTCTCCTGATCGGCACAGGTAGACATTCGCAGAATGAAATAGAGGGATGAAATAACGTGGCAGCTTCGGCCATTTTGTTTTTGCCATACATATCCCCTTTAACTCATTGGTTGGCATTATCACAGGCACTCGTAAATGCCTGCTGTAATGCCAGCTACTCAGACTTAATCGGAGTAACTATTTTAGGTGCGCGTCTGCATGGATGCGGTCTTTCAGGAGATAGCCTTCCAGTAACCAGATTTTATTGACTGCGTTCTGACGGGCAATTTTACGGCCGATTTCCGCGTCAAAGTTTTCAGGGCTGGCGCAGGCACTTTCACCGGTAACAGTAAAGCCATTTCTCAGCACCAGAACGCAGAAGGTGAGTTGGTTGAGAGCGGGGCTTGCGGCGTCTTTCATTTCCGTAAGAACCCATGCAGCACGATGGGCATCACCAGCCGTGAAAAAGTGGCATTCGGAAATGACACTCTCGATGTGGTCAGGTGTAATACGCGGGGCGGTTTTACCTTTCGCTACGATTTCAGTTTCAATTTGCTGGTCGGTCATGATTTATCCTGTGTGCGTGATTGTTCGATTTGCCGAATGCTCGCCTTATCTGCGTTGCACTGCTCTATCACCGTTAGCAAGTCTTCATTCAGCTCTACACTCTGGCCCCATGTCATTGTGTTGGGGATGTCAGGAGGCATGCAGTCAGAAAGTAAGCTGCTTGGAATTGGTACTGGCGGGACGGTTACGTATTTTGTTTGAGTGCGCGAGCAACCGGTCAATTGCGCCAGCAGGTACAAGAAGATTAGCGCAGTTGTCATTCGCAATATCGCTCTTGATGCCAGCCTTGGTTCTCTGTGAGTCCAATGTGATCTGCTTTTTTGCATCTTCGTTAACCCTGGCGATATCGTTGATGATGTTAACCATGCGGATCTGGTTGGTGAGAATGAATAGGGCCTCGTCGCGCTCTTTAGCTGCCGTATCTGCTTTCTCGTGCCACTCGTCAGCTTCGTTGTAGAAGTGAAGCGATAAGCCAGCCAGAATGATGAGCAGTAGCGCCGGTAGATAGGTGAATATGTTCTTTATCCCGCTAAACATAATTCCCTCTCTATCTCGCGTCGGTTCTGTAATCCCTTCCACGGCCTGCCACCGGCATATATCCAGCGGCGTAACTCATCGCAAGCGCCTTTGATGTCGCCAGTGTTGAGCTTTTTAAGTAGAGTGGATTTAGTGAATGCGTTCTGGCCAACGTTATATGTGAATGAATATAAGGCGGCTTTCTGATATTTACTTAGTTGGACTTTTACCGCGGTATCAACAATGCGCTGTACCGGTGCCAGGTCTTTCTGCAATAAAGCATCACACTCAGCATCCGAATATTTTTTACCGGGGATGATGTCTTTACCGGTGTGTCCATCGCAAATTGTCATGACACCAGCAACATCACGGTAAGGGATATACTCACGCCCTTCCACGCCATCGTGTCCACCGAGCAGTGCCACCGCTATCGCCAGTGCCCCGCCAGCCGATACAGCCAGTATTTTCTTACGAAGAGCTGGACTCATTAGCCTTCTCCCGCAACTGAAACTCTTTACGCTTGTAATGCCAGTTAATAGTGAACGTACCGACTGTACATGCTATGCCGACGACGATAGCCCACTCATTGAGCGACAGTGAACCCAGCATCACAGTGAATGCCCCCCAGCCGTAAGAAGAGCCGCTTGAATATTTATCCATTCTCATAGTCTCCCCCTGCCAGTTGGCCTGGGCGTGTATATGCTGTTTTTGGGAATAGCCCACCGCCGTGATCCATTCAGACACGGAGTTTGTTTGAGAGTGATTGGCGCTGGCGGCGGGCTAAATAAAAAAGGCCACGCAATAGCGCAGCCCTAAAATAGAGACCATGCCGAGGACTTGCTCGATATGGTTATGCGTGATGATTTCATAACGGATAGTGAAAATGATAACGGATAAGGATGTGGTGCCCGCCTTGGCGAGTGTTGGATTTAACCGCTACACCACATTCGGCTGGGTACTGCCTCGTCCAAGCCTCGGAGGATGGAAAGATTCAGGCTCTTTCAGTACCCATGCGAATGTAGAAATGAAAAAGCCCCGGCGATTAACCGAGGCTTCTAATTCTTCTCTACCACTTCAACGGATGCAATTACCACCGTTAGTGATGAATCTAGTCCATTTTTCCGGAAAATGCAAGACTTTGTTTTTATAATGTCGCCATCCGTGGCAATCATGCTCCCATCGTGTTCTATCGGGTTACTTTTGCAAGCATTGAATCAGCCACACCCTCTTCCATTAAGCATTTCGTTACCAGCAGCTCATAGAGCGGCTTAAAACTCTCGTAGCATGTGCTGGATGCCAGTTCAGGAAGGTGCTCTCTAATAGCCTCGTAGACGTCAGAAAACTTAAGCCGCGAATACCCACGGCCTGAGCATTTACTACAGGTTTTATAAACCGGGATACCCTGTTGTTCTGATTTCTCCTTGTCCACTACAGTACCTTTCCCATTGCACCGGCATGAGTTGGAAACCACGCCTTTCCCGCCGCACGGCTTACACAGCAACCGGACTGTCTCTTCAACTTTTCGCTTCACTTCGAAGTCACTCGGACTTTGACCAAAGTCTTTGGCAAATTGTGGTAACTGCATTGTGTAATGGCTTTTCATTGTGAAAACGTCAGCCTCAATAAACCTCTCACCTTTACAACATTCACACTCACGAACGCTGGCCGCACTACGCGCATAATCAGCAAACGCATATCTTGCGAGAGTTTGCACGACGCTTTGTTTAATATCCTCATCGAGCTTAGAGATTGCCTTGTACTTAACTGATTCTTTCAGCGCATATTGAGTAAGACTTTCCACGGCGCGATGCGGATTACTGATCCCCTGCTTTGCCAAAAACAATTCCAGCCCGAAGCCGCTTTTAAGGTCTGCCAACCCTAAAGCTGCCATTATGTCGGTGCCGGTAAGTGAATCAGAAGCCGTTGCCCGTGGAGAGTCACTAATCATTGTGGATTTAGCGAAGAAGTGTTTCGTTATTGATTCCAGTCTCATTTCTCAATCCTCTTCCTGCCTGTTGTCCCAACCATCAGCCGGCCATTAACAATGGCGTGCCGTTCGCCCTTCGAGTCATTTGCGTATTTCTTTACTGTTGAGCGCTGAGTATTTAGCTGGGCCGCCACAGTTGATTGGTTGCCATAAGCGGCAATTAGTAACTCGGGAATGGTTTTCACATCTGCGTTCATGCGGCCTCCTGAAGTTTTTTAAGCTCACGTAATTTCGCTCTGTACAGCGCTCTGATGCTGTCGAGTTCTTCGCGGGTGTATCGGTGTGGGGTGTTGTTGTTTTCGAGCGCCTCAACGCGCTGAGTGCCGATTTTCTTTACAAGATTGATGCGGTATGGCGTGATATTTCCTGACTGATGGGTATTACATGCACTGCATTGTTTATTTATATTGTCCTCGTCGTAACGAATCTGTGATGCCTTTGCTATCGTTCTGAAGTGCCCTGCATGCCATTCATACGCTTGATACGTGCCGCAGCTAATACACGGCTCGTCAACATCTCGGCCCTTAGTGATGTAGTCGTTTGTCGCTCGCTGCGTCATGTCCTCCCAGTGCTTGAGCGGCTTCAACTTAGCCTTGCGCTCTCGCCATGCCTTTCTGTCCTCCAGTGCCTTATCAGCCGCTTTCTTTTCAGATTGCTGCTTTTGGTAGAGGTAGGCACAGTGACCGCAGCAGACTATTTGGAGGGAGTTTCGAGGGGTGAACTTGGTGGGGCAGACTTTGCACTTCTTTAGCTTTGGCGGCTTATTCTTTGGTTTGCCGGTTATCATCGGCGTCCTCCTTTTTTATATCGCATCGGCACACGCAACATTCGAGGTGGTATGGAAATGAATTATCCAGCTCGATAAACCAACTCCGGCACTCAGGACAGTAAAGAGCCTCCCATGGAACGCCGTACTCGCTTATCCATGCAGATACTTTTTTGGTCATGGGGATCGGAGGAATTGCGGTTATATCGAAATGGTGTAGGGATAGTTCCTTTTGCGCCATATCAAGCCGGTGGCCTAGAGTTATTAGCCGTTGCCTCATCAGCATTCGCTCTCGCCTCAGCTCATAGTTTTCCTCTGCCAGAGTCTTTAGGCGCTCACCTGGATGGCTGATTAATTTCCCCATCGGCCTCCTCCTCCGGTTCGCTGTAGTGGGCCTCAATTGCCAGCGCCATTCTCTTTAGCCAATCAGCCAGCTTTAGCGCAGCGGCCTTCTCAGTTTCCAAGTAAGGGAATTCGGTAATTACCGCTTCAGCCGTGTAGCCATAAACATTGCCGTGAATAACCATTTCTTGCTCTAAAATGGTTTTTGCTGAGTGTTTAACGAAATACCGGCTTTCTGATGTCTGGTTGGTCCTGTCTTTTTTGAAGGCAATCAGATCAATCGTAGTGCGGGAGTCATCCTGTAATTTCTTAACTAAATCTCGAAAGCTACTCATCATGTTCCTCCAGCATTTCTCTCGAAGCGTTTTCACGTTCGCATTGGTCGCAACAATAAGCTTCATCGGGCTTTAGCGGGGCCAGACAGAATGCGCATATTGATTGGGGGAGTTCAGGCATGGCTGCTTCCCCTCTCTTTCATCATCAGGAATACAATCATGGCGGCACGAATGGGGTTCTTATCCGTATGCAAATGCTCAATATCGTCATTTAGAATTACTGGTGAAATAGCATCCCATTCATACCCCATCACTTTTGGCGTCAAAGTTATGCGCTCTCTAAAAATAATCGGCCATGCGTCGGCGGGGTTATTGCAGTAGTCGGGCATGGGGTAAGTTTGGATTCCGTTTGAGCCGTACAGCCACCCGCCAGTCGTGTTGTTTGGGTGTGACGGTTCAAGATGCCAAGTGCCATTCATGGCGATATCAGCCACCGCCTTGTTAATCTCAAAATCACTCATTGCTGAATAGTCTTTCAT